AATCACCTAACCTGACCGATCTGACCGATTGTCAAATTTTTGACTCAAGCACACTCATTATTTTCTTGACTGTCATTTTCTTGACAGCTCTTTTTTTGATTCGAGAATCATTTAACTGATAGAATTACAGTTTTAAAAAAGTCAATAACACTTTATTTTTATAGTTATTTTAATATTTTGGTGTCTCATATATACATCTTTATTTTTCACCCAATCTATGAACGCCTTTTTTTGCCTATAAATCGGTTTGATTCGGCAATGCGACCATGCAAGCGACAGGGTGGGGTGTACAGTACGTATGCTTGGATATATACACAGATCAGGAAAATCAAGTGTTAACCACAGAGTTAACCTAAAATGGGATAAAAACTGGGATTACATAAATAAGTGTTGACAACCTGTGAAAAATAGTGTATAACTAAGATGTTCACTTTAAGTGAAACACTATAAGTGTATATTAGTCTAAATGTATATAAACACTTTAATGGAACATTATAAATGTAGATTCCCATTATAGTAACAGTTAGATTAATTATACGTAAATGTAAAATAATCCTTGACAATGAGTAAAAAATCAGTAAAACTATATACTGAAGATGTAATTACGTGTTTTTATGAAGCCGTCCGTACAAACACCCTCGACAAATTACATATACCCCACAGTGATGTATTCTATGTACGTAGTGCTATTGAAGCACGTACAGGAGAACGATACACGTTAAAGCGTATTGAAGACGCTATGATCGCAGAAGGATGGCTAGAAAAGGAAGAGGAAGACTAAAATGGCAGTAGGATTTAAAAAGAAAAAAACAAGCAGCTTTCCAGAAGTTGTACGAAGGGCATTAAGTAAAGATAAAATGTCACCTTCAGACAGAAAGGAATTAGCTGCGTATAAGAAGAAGCAAGATGCAGCGATAGCAAAAGCTAAAGAAGATAAAAAAGCTGCGGCTAAAAAGCGTATGATGGCTGACGCACCTGCAGGTAAAGGTGGTAAAGCTGCAAAGTTTTTACAAACTAAGTCTGAGACCGTTTCTGATAAACAGAAGCAAGGGCAAATAAAAAAGGCTAAAAAAATAAAAGTCTTTCCTGCTAACAAAAGCGATATGTCAGATGCTCAAAAGCAACGTCAGATTACTTCTAAAAAGAGTACAAAGACATCTGTAACGGACAAGCAAAAGAAGACACAAACTAAAATGCCTACTTCTGTTGGTGCTGCTCAAAAGGCAGGTAAACTGTATTTTACTGGTAAAGATGGTAAAAAGAAGTTGGCTATTACAGCTGCACAGCTTAAAAAGTCAGGAATGTCTCTTAGACAGTTTGCCAACAAATATAAAAACAAAGGCATGAAAGCATTTTTAGCTGATCTTAAAAAGATGGCTATGGGTGGTGCTGCGATGAAAAAGAAAGGCATGGCTATGGGCGGCTCTATGAAGAAAAAGGGCATGGCTATGGGTGGCATGAAAAAGAAGGGTTACGCAATGGGTGGTTTGAAAGCTACTAATCCTTCCCAAGTAGGACTAAGAAAACTACCGTCAAACGTGCGTAACAAAATGGGCTACATGGCTAAAGGTGGCTCAATGAAGAAGAAAGGTTACGCTATGGGGGGCGTAGCTAAGAAATACGGTGTAGTGGACAACCGAAAAAATAAAAGGTAATGGTCCAGAAGCGAAACTACCGTAAAGAGTATCTTACGTATGACGGTCTTCCTAAACGTAAGAAAGCTCGTGCTGCCAGAGGAAGAGCAAGATATGCTCTGATGAAAGAAGGCAGGGTAAAAGTGGGGGATAAAAAGCAGGTAGATCATAAGAACATGAATCCTAATGACAACCGTAGGAAAAATTTACGTGTTCTACCTGCTAAACTCAATATGTCTAGGCAACCTGCGAGAAAGCCTAGAAGACGTAAATAGTAAATGAGTAAATTGCTTTAGCAATATGGGTAAGCGTAGTAATTTTGAGAGAAGAGAAAGAGACTATTACAGGACACCAGAAGAAGCCTTAATACCTCTTTTAAAGCACATCGACTATATCACGTATAATTTTATAGAGCCGTGTGCAGGTGATGGGACGCTAACATCACTTCTACTGAAATACACAGATGGTAAGTGTTTATACCAAAGTGACATTGAACCACAAGAAAAAGGTATTTTAGTAAAAAATGTTCTTGACATTGAGGACAAACCAGACTATTATATAACCAATCCACCTTGGGATAGAAAACTATTACATCCGATAATAGAACACCTAAGTGACTTATCTCCAACGTGGTTACTGTTTGATGCAGACTGGATACATACAAAACAGAGCAGACCTTATCAACAACGATTACAAAAGATAGTAAGTGTAGGCAGAGTGAAGTGGATACCAGACAGCAAGATGACAGGCAAAGATAATTGTTGTTGGTATCTGTTTAACAAAGACAACAAAGATCAAACAGTTATATACGGTAAGGAGTAATCAGTGTCTTATTTACAAAGTAACATCCCATACTTCAAAGCGTGGGTAAGAAGAGAATACACAACGAATTTTCAAAGAGGTCATGGCGAGTTTCTACATTGTATGGTAGTAGCCGTGACATCAATGCCGAATAGATGTTTATCGTTTCAAGTGATCTTCACTGGCTGTGAAACAGACGATACAGACGAACAGAACGTAAATGGTGGAGCAATGTGGGCAAGAATGCCCATAACAGCCTTAGTAGGTGATACACCAGTAGATGATTGGGCAAAAGAGTTGCCACCGTATATCGCACAACCTTGGGATTGTATGTCACATGACCACAGCGTGTATGTACTCAACAGAGCAACTCCTGCACCTTGGATAGCAAAAGTGGACGGTGAGTTTTATCCTGCAAAGTATTACTTCACTGTAGATTACACGAATAGCGAAATTGCAGACGATCCTGCACAACACAAACAAAGTCATGTGCTAGAGCTAATGAACGCAGGTGAATATACAGGAAACATAGTGGCACTACCAAACAACAGAGTCAGAGTAACACATCCTGCGTGGTTCGAGACTGGAACAGGCTCACCTGACTTCAGACCTTCCCAAAGAATTTTTCATTCTAAACAAGAGATTGAATATGTGTGGAACACTGATAGAGTGTTCAATAACCTATACGCAGAGGATATCGATGACAACCAGAGCCAAAGCAACAATAAAAAAAGTAGCAGGAAAACTAAAAAAAGCAAGTAAAGCTCACGCAAAGCAATCAAAAGCGTTATCATCTATAAAGCTAAGTAAAGGTGGTAGCACAGTAAACCAAGCAGGTAACTATACTAAACCGGGAATGAGAAAAAGAATGTTCTCTGCTATCAAAGCAGGGTCAAAAGGTGGCAATCCGGGACAGTGGTCTGCAAGAAAGGCACAATTATTAGCATCTCGCTACAAAAAAGCAGGTGGGGGTTACAAGTCGTAATGGCTGATCCTAAGAAAGGAACAGGCAAAAAGCCAAAAGGTAGCGACAGAAGGCTCTATACGGATGAAAATCCTAAAGATACAGTAAGTATAAAGTATGCGACAGTAAAAGATGCAAAAGAAACTATTGCAAAAGTTAAGAAAATTAAGAAACCCTATGCGAGGAAGATACAAATCCTCACCGTTCTTGAACAACGAGCTAGGGTTGCAGGAAAAACTGAGCAAGCTGCCCTTGCAAAGAAGGCAAAAGAGCAATTAAGGAGACAACATGGCACTAAAACAAAGCCAAAGAAGTCTTAAATCGTGGACAAAACAGAAATGGAGAACCAAAAGTGGTAAGCCCAGTAAAAAGACTGGAGAACGCTATCTTCCAACAGCTGCAATCAAGGCTCTATCACCCCAAGAGTACGCAGCGACAACTAGAGCTAAAAGAAAAGGCACAGCGTCAGGCAAACAATTCGTTAAACAGCCTAAAGGCATCGCTAAAAAGACGAGAAGTTATCGAAAAGTTACATAATATAGGATATTTTGAAAATGATAGTTGAAGCATGGTTTGCTGTAGCAGTAATGCTAGGAGTTTATGACAACGGTATGCAGGATATATTAGTTTTTAAGCAACCAAAACACGGACACTTTCACAGTGTAGATGAGTGTAAAGAGTTTGTAAAGAATAATCCTGAACCTCTTGTAAAAACTGTATGGAAGTTCTATGGGCAAAGACCTGTAGAAAGAGTTATATGTGTAAACGAAGATGTTCTTAATAAATTCATAGCACAGAATAATAGTGTAGACAGTTGATGCTCTATGAGCCTACATGTGACGTTTGTGGGCATCACATTGAAGATGATAAATGTGAGTATTGTGAGAAAACTGGGGACAATGGTAACTGGGTAAAGGAAGTTATAAAGGATAAAGATGACTCCAGAGACACTTGACAGATGGCGAATACTACCAAGACTAATGATGCTAGTGATGACAGGCGTTTATATACGCTGTATCGAATGGGCTTTGAGTCAGCCAGAGTTGACTACACAACAAGCAGGGCTAATATCCGTGATTACTGGGGCGATGACAGGATCTTTCGCCATATGGATGGGAGCAGAGAAGTCAGAACCCAAAAGAATGGAAAGAGAAGAACGATGAGAAAGTATTTTAAAAGATTGTGGTGTGCATTGTGGAACAAGAAGTGCCACGAGGACTGTGACTGCGTATAATGATAGGAACTATACTTAGCTCCGTATCTACTTTAGCATCATCCTACATAGAGGGCAAGACAGCTATACAAAAGGCTGAAGCTACTATAAGGATGAAAGAAGCAACAGGTGAGATCGACTGGGACTTAGCTGCTATGAGGGCATCTCAAAGCTCGTGGAAGGACGAATGGCTGACTTTACTTTTCAGTATTCCTCTGGTACTGAGCTTCATGGGTGAGTGGGGTAGGGGCATAGTAGCAGATGGCTTTACTGCACTCGCAGGTATGCCACAGTGGTATCAGATAGCTTTAGGAGCTATTGTAAGTGCAAGCTTTGCCACACGATCTGCTAGTAAGTTATTTAACATGAGGAAGAAGTAATGGCATTTAAATTATCAGGAAGAAGTTTAGGAAAACTAGAAGGTGTACATCCTGTATTAGTGGACACAGTAAAACGAGCCATTGAAGTGAGTTCTGTGGACTTTGGAGTAATCTATGGTGTTCGTTCCCTTGCAGAACAAAAAAGGTTGTATGAAGCAAAAAGATCACAAACCATGAAATCTAAACATCTTGTGCAAGAAGATGGATATTCACATGCTGTTGATTTAATGGCTTATGACGGCAGTAACCCAAGTTGGGACATAGTGATGTATGATGATATAGCAGATGCAATGAAAGAAGCAGCGTTAGAAACTGGAGCTAAAATTTGTTGGGGAGCTGCATGGCAAATAGATGATATAGCAAAATGGGATGGCACTATGGAGCAAGCAATGAACGCTTATATAGACCTCAGACGTTCACAATCACGCCGCCCATTTATTGATGGTCCTCATTTTCAAGTAAGCTGATGGCGTTACCTGAACGAGTCAAAAACAAGATGAAAGACGTAGGTCTGAGAGCCGTTAACAAAGCTCAAAGACTACCTGACAGTGATACATCTGGTAAGTCTCATCACGTTATGGCTAGTGAGGGTGGCAAGTATAAGTACATAAAGTTTGGACAAAAGGGTGTAAAGACTAACCAGACAGTTGGACAGAGAAAAGCATTTAAAAGTAGACACGCCAAGAATATAGCCAAGGGTAAATTATCTGCGGCATATTGGGCAGATAAAGTTAAATGGAGTCCAAGTAAAACTAAATCTCCTTCTAAGAAATGGAAAAAAGGTTCATAAATGGCAAGACAACTTACAGAGAAACAACAGAAGTTACTGGCTGTCTTATTTGACGAAGCAGGTGGTGACTTAGTTACAGCTAAAAAGTTAGCAGGGTATTCTGATGCATCAAGCACAACAGAAGTGATGAGGGGCATCAAAGATGAGATACTCGAAGCTACACAAGACTATATGGCTCGAAATGCACCACGAGCTGCTGTTGCGATTGCAGGTGGTTTGATAGACCCTACAGAACTTGGTATACGTGACAAACTAGCTGCAGCAAAAGAGTTACTTGACAGAACTGGTCTAGTAAAAACAGAGAAGATGCAAGTAGAAGCTACAGGTGGTGTTATGCTAATGCCACCAAAAGAAAAAGGCAATGAATAGATCATTAGGTAAATGGACATTACCACAACCCACAGACATGAAAGAAGAAGAAGAGTGGGTAGCTATACCTAAGATAGCAAGAACAGTACCGTTTGGTNATGTTGTAGACGAAAACGATCCAGATGTTTTGCAACCAGTAAAGTTAGAGTTAGATTTATTAGAACAGGCAAGAGCATACACACGACAGTATTCATACAGGCAAGTTGCCAACTGGCTAACAAAAAACAGTGGACGAGAGATATCGCACGTAGGATTGATGAAACGGTTAAAGAATGAACGACAACGTAAGAACAAAGTTACAAGCTTACGCAAGTGGGCAGAGTATGCCGAAAAAGCGATTAACAAAGCGAAAGAACTCGAAGAAAGTCGTACAGGAGCAAAAACAGAAGCCACCAGTTAAAGAAATAGAAATAGATGTACTACCTGTAGAAGAATCACACAATGTTATTTTTCAACCAAATAAAGGTCCTCAAACATCGTTTCTAGCAGCAGGTGAAAGAGAAGTTCTATACGGTGGGTCAGCAGGAGGTGGTAAGTCCTACGCAATGTTAGCAGACCCTTTGCGTTATATGGGACATCCTGCATTTAGTGGCTTACTACTGCGTCACACCACAGAAGAGTTACGAGAACTTATATTTAAAAGTCAGGAACTCTACCCTAAAATTTGGAAGGGTATCAAGTGGTCAGAACGAAAAATGCAGTGGGTAGCACCATCAGGTGCAAGACTATGGATGTCATATCTCGACAGAGATGATGATGTGCTACGATACCAAGGACTAGCATTTAGTTGGATAGGATTTGACGAACTTACACAGTGGGCTACACCGTTTGCTTGGAACTACATGAGATCACGTTTACGTTCCACATCGTCTGATCTGCCAGTGTACATGAGAGCAACCACGAACCCCGGAGGTAGGGGACATCACTGGGTCAAGAAGATGTTTATAGACCCTGCACCATATAACAAGGCATTTAATGCAACAGACATTGAAAGTGGAGAAGAACTCAAATATCCTGCAGGACACAGCAAAGCAGGACAGCCACTATTCAAACGTAGGTTTATACCTGCTCGACTTACAGATAACCCTTATCTCTCGGAGCAGGGCGATTATGAAGCAATGCTTTTATCCCTTCCTGAACAGCAAAGAAGACAACTACTGGAAGGAGATTGGGATATTAAAGAAGGAGCAGCTTTCACCGAGTTTGATCGCAACATACATGTGGTTGAGCCTTTCCATATACCTAGTAATTGGACTAAGTTTAGGTCATGCGACTATGGGTATGGAAGTTATTCTGCCGTTGTATGGTTTGCTGTTAGCCCATCTGAACAGCTAGTAGTGTACAGAGAGCTATATGTATCAAAGGTATTAGCTACAGACTTGGCTGATATGATACTAGATGAAGAAGCAGAAGACGGTAATATAAGATACGGAGTGTTAGATAGTTCACTCTGGCACAAAAGAGGAGACACAGGACCTAGCCTAGCAGAACAAATGATTATGAAAGGCTGTAGGTTTAGACCCTCTGATAGAAGTCGAGGAAGTAGAGTATCAGGTAAAAATGAAATACATAGAAGATTACAAGTTGATGAGTTCACCGAAGAACCACGTTTGGTTTTTTTTAGCACATGTACTGACATCATCTCGCAACTACCTGCTATACCACTGGATAAAAAAAATCCAGAAGATATAGACACAAACTCAGAAGATCACTTGTATGATGCTCTAAGATATGGTATAATGTCAAGACCACGATTTAGTGTATTTGATTATGATCCTGCAAACAGACAAACAAATAGCATGCCTGTAGCAGACGCAACATTTGGATATTAATATGGCTGAAGATAATATAGACGAAGAAGTATTTATGGATGACTCATCAATCGCTATCGAAGATACAGAGGTTGATAGTCAAGATGATTACAATAGTTCTAACATCATTCCATACATCATGGACAGATACAAGAAAGCTGATGACTACAGAGAGCAAGACGAGCAAAGGTGGTTACGAGCATACAGGAACTACAGAGGTTTATATGGTTCAGACGTACAGTTTACAGAAGCAGAGAAGTCAAGAGTATTTATTAAAGTAACAAAAACTAAAACACTTGCAGCATATGGACAGATAGTTGATGTGTTGTTTGCTAATAATAAATTTCCACTTACGGTAGAGCCAACAGAATTACCAGAGGGTGTAGTATCAGATGTAAGCTTTGATCCGAAAGAGCCAGAGAACATTAGAGGAAAACTAGACGAAATGGAAAGTCCTTATGGCTTTGCAGGTGATGGTAAAGATTTACCTGCAGGTTCTACAAAAGAAAGCTTGACGGACAAACTAGGACCTTTGGAAGGTAAGTTTGATGATGTAGATAATCTGAGAGAGGGTGTGGGTAAAACACCTTCAGCGATTACATTTAGTCCTGCAATGATTGCTGCAAAGAATATGCAGAAGCAGATACATGACCAGTTAGAAGAGTCAAACGCAAACAAGCACCTACGTAGCACAGCATTTGAAATGGCTCTGTTTGGTACAGGTGTGATGAAAGGACCTTTTGCTGTAGATAAAGAATACCCAAACTGGGATGATGAGGGTGAGTATTCTCCTGTATTCAAAACAGTGCCACAGGTTTCACATGTATCTGTATGGAACTTCTTTCCTGATCCAGATGCAAATAACATGGATGAAGCACAATATGTGATAGAGAGACACAAGATGTCACGATCACAGCTACGTGCATTAAAGAAACGACCACACTTTAGAGACACACTTATAGATGAAGCCATAGAGCTAGGTGAGAACTATAATAAAGAATACTGGGAAGATGATCTATCCGACTATTCACCAGAACATGCAATAGCACGATATGAAGTGCTAGAGTATTGGGGCATGGTAGATACAAACATGCTAAAAGAACAGGGATTAGATATTCCTGAAGAGATAGCAGATCACGATGAAATACAGGCAAACATCTGGATATGCAACAGTAAAGTATTGCGAATGGTTCTTAACCCATTCAAACCTGCAAAGATACCTTACATGGCTGCCCCATATGAACTTAATCCATACAGCTTCTTTGGTGTAGGCATTGCAGAGAACATGGACGATACACAGACTTTAATGAATGGTTTTATGCGTATGGCTGTAGACAATGCTGTAATGTCAGGTAATCTGCTTATAGAGATAGATGAAACCAACTTAGTTCCCGGACAAGACCTGAGTGTATATCCCGGAAAAATATTTAGAAGACAAGGTGGCGCACCGGGACAAGCCATTTTTGGTACAAAGTTTCCAAATGTAGCCAACGAGAATATGCAACTGTTTGATAAGGCACGAGTGCTTGCAGACGAAAGTACAGGACTGCCAAGCTTTGCTCACGGACAAACTGGTGTCATGGGTGTAGGACGTACAGCGTCAGGTATATCTATGCTGATGAACGCAGCAAGTGGTGGCATAAAGAATGTTATAAAGAACGTAGACGATTATTTACTTAGACCATTAGGCGAAGGTCTGTTTAGATTTAACATGCAGTTTAACTTTGATAAAAAGACCAAAGGGGACTTAGAAGTGAAAGCTCGTGGTACAGAAAGCTTGATGGCAAACGAAGTGCGTAGCCAAAGACTTATGCAGTTTTTACAAGTGGCAAGCAACCAGTCACTTGCACCGTTTGCAAAGTTTCAGTACGTAATAAGAGAGATAGCCAAGTCACTAGATTTAGACCCAGAGAAGGTGACAAACAACATGGACGAAGCTGCATTGCAAGCAGAGATCATGAAAAAATTCCAACAGCAACAGCCACAACAGCCGACACCTCCTGCAGGGGCAAATCCCCTAGATCCAACAGGAGCAGGTGGTGCGACTATAGGAACAGGGCAAGTACCGTTGCCACAGGAACAAGGATTTACAGGAAATGCAGAACAGCCTACAGGACAAGCTACTCAGCAAGCTCAAGCCGTTGGTCAACAACAAGGACCAATGGGACAGCTTCAATGATTATATAAATTTTTTAATAGCACAGAACCACGCAGTTATGGAGCAGACAAACGATTTAGTTATACTGCATAGATCACAAGGTGCTATTTTGATGCTAAGACGATTGCGACAACTTAGGGATAGTGTAAACGCTAATGGAAAAACTTAGGTCTTTATCTTCTGTATTAGATGAAATAGCTGAACAGTTTGTAGATGGTATTGTCTCAGAAAAAGTGGGAGAACCCACAGGTAAAAAGACAACTGCAGGTAGGTCTAAAATAAAAACTCCAAAAGGAGAAACAGTATCTGAAAAGTCAGTTACATTAAAACTAGGTGACAAGTATTACAACTTGCCTAGTATTTACAGTAATAAAAGATACTCTGATGATGTTTTGAGAAAAGCTTTGCAAGATGGTGTTATACAACCAACAAGTGTGCATGACTCAAACGAACAAGCTAAAGAAGCAGCTATTAAGAGAAGTAAAGGCTTAGACCAAGGAGGAGCAGTGATGCAGGAACAAATGAATATGGCTTTCATGCAAGAAGGTGGCATGCAGGACGATGGTGGTGAAACAGAACCAAAGTCAGGCAACAAAGTACCGTCAGGTTCATTAAAAGAAGAAGTTGCAGACGATATACCCACAATGCTTAGTGAGGGTGAGTTTGTTTTTCCTGCAGACGTTGTACGATACATTGGTCTTGAAACATTGATGAAGATGCGTCAAGATGCCAAGCAAGGCTTGAAGATGATGGAAAAGATGGGACAGCTTGGCAATCCAGAAGAAGCTGAGATACCAGACGATGTTCCATTTGGTATGGCAGACTTAGTTGTTATATCAGGTGAGATGAAAAAAGAAGATGACGAGAAAGAAGAAAAAGCTGAAGGTGGTGTAGTAGGATTGCAAGAGGGAGGTATGCCAACCAAACAACCTGATCCTGAATTTTATGAATCTGATGCTTACAAAATGTATCAGGATGAAAAAGACGTTGCTTATGCTCAAGTTATGACTGAAGCTAGTGATGGCACAGTGCTTGGTAATCCGGGATTAGCCAGAGCTTATGATGAATATTTAAAAACAAAAAAATCTAAAACTCCAACAGATACAGGTGGAGGTGGTTTATTTGATGATCCACGATTTAAGAGAGGGGATGGTCAATCACCAACAGAGTATACAGAAGAAGAAAAGAAAGAAATACAAGAATCACTAAAGACTGCTCCTACTCGTGGAGATGTTACACTTAAAAAGATTGTTAATCCAAACAATCCAGATGATTTTGAAATGCATCCGTTTGAGGGTGACGAGCCTATGTTTCCATTACCAGAGGGATATGTTGTAGATGATACACCAGTAGAAGATATGTACAAACCTAGACAACGAACTTCTCCGATAACAGAAGACTCTGGTGGTGGAGAAGGATTATCAGCTTTACAAGCACCCCAAGTTACAGGCATAATAGATCCTAGAGATGGAGCTACGAAACAAGTAACTGCTAGTGTAGGTGGCGAAACTCTCTACGATAAGAATGGCAGACCTTTAACATTACAACAACAAACACTTGATCAGTTTAAAACTGAATTAAATGAAATAAATAAAATAAAAGGTGTTGACTTATCATTTAAAGACTATTATAATTTACCTACGAGAGATAAAGTTTACTTTTCTTTACAAGCAAAACTTGGTCAATCTCCATCAAAGGAACAAGTAGAAAACGCTATAAAGCAAGCTAAATCCCCAACAGGTTTAAGAGGAATACTTTCTCCAATAACAACTCTAATATCTGGTATGCTTAGTTCACAAGCGTATAGTAAAGATGAAGTAGATATTGACACTGATTTTCGTGACCAACAAATTAAAATAGAAACAGCATCAACAAATTTAAGTAAGCTAATAGATCCTAGAACGGATTCCCCATACGGTACGGAAGTCATAACAGCAGATCAATATGCTAAGTATAAAGCAGACACTGCCTTACAATCTGGAGCTATGTTTCCGTCAACAGGCAAGGTTGGCAAGCTAGATGATTTTTTATCAGGCATACGTAGAGATCCTAGAACTGGAAATCCTATGATATGGAGTGGCAAAAGAAAGCCAGACGGTACGCCTATTGATAAACCTTTAACAGCCGATGTTTTAGCAAGATTAGAAAAGAACCGACAAAAGGTTGCTGCTACAGCTTTAGATAGACACTTAGCAGAAGTTGAAAATATTAGGCGATCTTCTGATATACAATATCAAGAAGAACGTGCAGGTAGTGGAAGAACAGGTGATTTAGCTACTGTGGAACAAAACGAAGCATTTAATCAACAGATGCGAGAAGCTGAAGCTATAGCAAGAGGAACACCTAGAAGTTCATCGACAGGTAGAAGTGGAGGATCTTCACAACAATTTGGTGCAAGTAACTTAGGTTATGGACCTTCAATAGGATATGGGGGTGACAAAACAGCAGGAGAAAGTTTTGGTCCTACTGGTGGATTCTACGTAGGTGGTGTAGCTACTAAACCTATGAAACCACAAAGACTAAAAAAAGGTGGTATAGCTTCACCTAAAGCTAAACCAAAGAAAATGAAGAAGGGTGGATTGGCTTCATCACGTAAAAAATAAATCCACATTATGTTGGCTACCTAACTCCCCATCAACATGGCAACAGTTAGCCCTAACGAAAGGTAAAGTAAATGGAAGAACCAAACGTAATGGTAAAAGACGCTACACCTAAAAAGGTGATGGCATTAGCATCTCGAAAATATTCAAGAGATGATAGGATTAAAAAAGACGAAGAGGAGTTGGAAAAACTTCTTGCCGAACAAAAAGGCGAAACAACTGAGGAACAAAAATCTGAAGAGGTAACAGAGGACAAAGAGCCTGAACCAACCAGTGCAGAAGAAAAGACGTTTAAAAAGCGTTACGGTGATCTGCGTAGATACTCTCAGCAAAAAGAGACTGAACTGCATGAGCAGGTTAAAGCACTCAAGTCACAGTTAGATGAAGCAACTAAAAAACAAATCAAGCTTCCTAGCAGTGATGAGGACATTGAAGCATGGACAAAGCAATATCCTGACATTGCAGCAGTAGTTGAAACAATAGCTATCAAAAAGTCTCTTGAGCAAGCCGAAGGTCTTGAAAACAAAATTAAAGAGATCAATGAGATGCAACATTCAGCCACGAAGGAAAAAGCTGAAGTTGAATTATTAAAAATGCATCCTGATTTTGCTGATATTAGAGAAAGTGATGATTTTCATAACTGGGCAGAAGAACAACCAAAGTGGGTTCAACAAGCTCTGTATGATAATGATACTGATGCAAAGGCAGCTTCTCGTGCTATAGACTTATATAAAGCTGACAAAGGTATCAGCAAGAAAAAGTCAAGCAATAAAGATGCAGCTTTTGCCACAAACACGAAGTCAACGAGAACTAAACCTCAGACAAATGAAGAGTCTTCATATCTGAAGGAGTCTCAAGTACAAAAGATGTCTTCACAGGAATATGAAAAGCGAGCCGATGAAGTCATGGAAGCTATCCGAACAGGAAAGTTTGTTTATGACGTATCTGGATCAGCTAGATAAAAAAAAGTGTTGACATTCTTAAAAATATATGTATAACTATGTATATACTACAAATGTACACATATAACCCCTTTAAGGACTACTTATAAGCGTACATTATTCTAACAAAAAACAATGTGATGAGAATAACCTAGTTTAACTAGCCCAGAGTGTACATCTGCACCTAGAACTAAATTAGCCCCTGTATCAGTAATTGTAATTTGTATCTGTGAACCTGAAAAAGTAAGGAGGATTAACTATGGCTTTTTCAACCGCTGCAGGTTACGGCAATTTACCTAATGGTAACTTTTCGCCAGTAATCTATTCCAAACAGGTACAGCTTGCTTTTCGTAAGTCATCTGTTGTGGAAGGTATCACAAACTCTGATTATTTCGGTGAGATTGCTCAGATGGGTGATACTGTTAAAATTATAAAAGAGCCTGAAATTACGGTAAAATCGTATGCTCGTGGCACAACAATCACACCTCAGGACTTGGACGATGAGGACTTTTCTCTAGTCGTTGACAAAGCAAACTACTTTGCATTTAAAGTCGATGACATTGAGGAAGCTCATTCACATGTCAACTTCCAATCTTTAGCAACCGACAGAGCAGCTTACAGACTTTCAGATCAGTACGATCAGGAAGTTCTAGGCTACCTATCAGGGTATAAGCAGTCTGCACTACATGCTAGACCAGATACAGTGAACGATACTGTGTCAGGTTCTGTAGCTGTATCAACTGCTTCTACAGACGAGCTACTTGCATCTATGCAGGTAGACGCTGAAGACTTCAACGGTGGTTCTTCAGGCAACTCTATTGTTGTTCAGCCAAGAGGAATGGGCGATGGTGTTAATACCACTGCTGCACATGCTACACCTCTAGCTGTTATCAACAGAATGGGGCGAAAGCTTGACCAACAGCACGTTGATAAAGAGGGAAGATGGCTTGTAATCGACCCAGTCTTTGCTGAATTGCTAAAGGATGAAGACTCCAGAATTATGAATGGTGACTTTGTATCTTCAAAGGACGAACTCAAAAATGGAATGATCTTCAGCAACTTGCATGGCTTCAAAGTGTTCATGTCAAACAACCTACCTGAAATTGGTAATGGTCCTACAGGAGCTACTTCTACAGGATCAAGCCACTTTGGTGTAATCGTTGCAGGACATAGTTCAGCAGTAGCCACTGCAGAGCAAATCAACAAAACAGAGACATATCGTGACCCTGACAGCTTTGCTGACATCGTCAGAGGTATGCATCTCTATGGACGTAAGGTATTACGACCTGAAGCACTTACTCGTGCTATATATGTATCTAAATTCTAAGGGAGGTAAATCATGGCTACAATTACAGCAACTCTTGCAAATACTCATGGTTCTTCTTCTCGTGGAAGACAACCATATTATGTGCAACAAATAGTTGACCTAACAGCTAACAGCATTAATCCTAATGGTGACGTAGTGCAGTGTCTCACTGTACCTGCTAACACTAAAATTATTGCTGCAGGTTTTCAGGTAACTACAAGTGCAACGCAAAATACTGGTACTGACGCAACAGCCATTCTTGGAACTGCTGTGGATGATAACGAGTATGTTGCAGCATTTGACATTGATGGTGCATCCGATGGGGCTTATGCTCCATGTGCTACTCCTGCAGGTGAAGTTGTTATAACTTCTGCAGATACTTTGGACTTAACATTAGCAGGAAGTGGAGCTTCATTTTCTGCAGGTAAAATCAGAGTATATGCTGTCCTACAGGACGTTAGTGACATCGGTGAGATGGAAGCTGACGAAGTAGGCAGGGATCAACTTGCATAAACTATAATCTAGGGGGCAGGTGTAACAGGATTGACCTGCCCTCTATTTTAATATAAAGGAATAACAATGGCAGATACAGTCACATCGCAGACAATACTCAATACACCTTACAGATTAGTTATGAAGTTTACCAACGTAAGTGATGGCACAGGAGAGAGTGCCGTTCAAAAAGTAGATGTAAGTGCATTTACTGCAGGTGAAAAAGGTGCTACATGCACAGGTGTAACAATAGATAGAATATATTTTGTAAATGACGGAATGAAAGTACAAATACTTTGGGACGCATCTACAGACGTAGAAGCATACAAACTATTAGATACTGAAGGGTATTATGACTTTTCACATTTTGGTGGATTACAGAACAATGCAGGTTCAGGCAAAACAGGTGATATCATGTTTACAACTGTTGGACATGCTAACACGGAAACATACAACATCATACTAGATATGACAAAACAATCCTAAGAAAGGATAATAATGTCAGGCACATATCTATCACTTACTAATAGCACACTAGCAAGACTAAATGAAGTACAGCTAACTTCTACTACGTTTGGTTCTGCTAGGGGTATACAAACTCAAGCTAAAAATGCTGTTAATGAATCTATACGATACATAAATCAGAAAGAGTTTACATATCCATTTAATCATGCAACGGAAACAAAAACTCTTACAGCAGGAACAGTAAGGTATAGTGTACCTACATCAACAAAGCATGTAGACTACAATACATTCAGGCTGATAAAAGATTCTGACTTAGGTAATAGTGGATACAGACTAGGCATCTTACAGTATAATGACTATGTAAATAATTACATTACACAAGAAGATGAAATAGTTACTACAACACTTAGCCAGAGCCATACAGACTCTGTAACTACACTAACTGTAGCAAGCACTACAGGATTTGACAGTGCAGGAACAGTGCATGTAGGCAACGAAATAATGACCTATACAGCAATAGGTAGCTCTACAACGCTTACAGGTGTTACTCGTGGAGCAAGTGGAACAACAGCATCTGCTCACGATAGTGGAGTGCAGGTTGCACAATTTGAAGAAGGAGGAATTCCTAGATATGTGGTTAGATCTCCAGACAACAATTATCTTTTATACCCTTATCCTACTAAGTCACATTCTATAAAGTTTGACTACTACACATTTCCCTCAGACCTATCAGCACAAGATGACACAACAAGTATTCCTGCACGTTTTGATGCAATAATAGTAGACGGAGCTACAGCTTTTGTGTATCAGTATAGAGGTGAAACAGCACAGTATCAGCTAAACTTTGCACGATATGAACAGGGTATCAAGAATATGCAGACCCTATTAATAAACAAATTTGAGTATTTACGTTCTACATTTATACCAAGAACACCAACAAACGTATTGGACTTAAATCCCAGAGTAGTATAACATGCCTGATCTATCACAAACAGCACCTGCTACATTTCCACTGATGGGTGGGTTGGTTTTAAACAAGTCTACATTTGCTATGCAACCCGGAGAAGCACTTGAGCTTGTAAACTTTGAGCCAGATATTAATGGTGGCTACAGACGTATAAATGGATTTGTAAAGTATAATACAAACGTAGTGCCACAAACAAGTGCATCAACAGAAGAAGTCTTGCTTTCTTGTATATTTAATGATAAAATAGTTGCAGCAAGAGGAACAAAGATATTTACTGCATCAGCAGGAAGTGGATCTTGGACAGAGAGAGATACAGGTAGAACAAGTGCAGGTGTCTATACTTTTGAAAGATTTAACTTTGATGGTAATGACAAGCTAATAGTTGCAGACGGAAACAACTCACCTACAGTATTTAACACATCATTTGCAGCAACAGATGTGTCATCAGGTGGGGGTGGAGAAGTTAGCACTGCTGTAACAGGTGCAAAGTTTGTAGTAGCATTTAAAGATCACATGTTTTATGGTGGCATGGCTAGTAATAAACAAGAGGTTGTGTTTAGTGTGCCGTTTGATGAAGATGACTTTACTACAGGTAATGGTGCAGGTAGCTTCAAGGTAGACGATACAATAACAGGTCTTAAAGTTTTCCGTGAAGATTTGTTTATATTCTGTGAAGATAGAATATTTAAACTAACAGGAACGTCCTCTAGCAACTTTGCTGTAGCACCTGTAACTAGAAACATTGGATGTGTAAACGGACAGACAATACAGGAATTTGCAGGGGACTTAATATTCCTAGCACCAGACGGATTAAGAACCGTTGCAGGTACAGCAAGAATTGGTGACGTTGAACTTGGTACTATAAGCACTCCTGTACAGTCTGTGTTTAACGATAATATTGCAAACGCTAGTGGATTTAGATCACTCGTAATACCAAACAAGACACAGTATAGAGTGTTCTTTACAAAGTCAGGCACAGTGCAATCTGCAACAGAAGGAGTTGCAACATCCCTAAGAGGACAGACGTTTGAGTTTGCACAACTAAAAGGAATACGACCCACATCTACAGACACTGTAACTACAGCAACAGAAACAATAGTTATACATGGTGGTGATGGTGGGTATGTGTACAGACAAGAATCAGGCAATGACTTTGATGGTACAGCAGTATCAGGTAAATACAGAAGTCCTGATTTAAGTTTTGGTGATGCAGGAATACGTAAACATATGCACCGTGTTCTTGTAAGTTACAAACCTGAAGCTGCAATAAGTGCAGATATGTTTTTAAGATATGACTATGAAGATCCAAATAGTCCAAGACCTGCTGCCTACTCTTTATCAGCAAGTGACATTGTGGCTGTATACGGATCAGGAACATACGGAACTTCAACATACGGTGGACAGTCAGAGCCTTTGTTAAGACAGTCAGTAGAAGGATCAGGATTTACAGTGGCACTCAGAGTGGATGATAATGGTGTAACAGCACCGTATGCTTTGAGAGGATTTCAAATGGAATATCAAACAGGAGCTAGAAGATAAATGGGAGCAACATACACAAGACAGTCTACGTACAGTGACGGTGATGTTATCACGGCTGCCCATACTAATGACGAGTTTAATCAGTTATTAGCAGCCTTTCAAGCCAGTAGTGGACACACACATGATGGCACAGCCAATGAAGGTGGTCCTATAACCAAGATGCTTGGCACATCTCTTACACTTGGAGATGGCACTGCAGGTACAGACATTACAATAACCTTTGATGGTGAAACAAATGATGGTGTACTCAAGTGGATGGAGGATGAGGACTACTTTGAGTTTTCTGATGATATACTTGTAGCGTCCACAGAAAAGATACAGTTTGGTGATACTGCTACATTCCTACAGCAGTCCTCTGACGGTGTGTTAAGAATAGATGGTGAAGCAACAATAGACCTAAATGCTTCAACTGCAGTCACAGTAAGCAATGACCTTAAACTAGACAGCGACTCTGCTGTTCTAGGTTTTGGTGCTGACAATGATGTTACACTTACACATGTAGCAGATACAGCACTTCTACTAAACGATGCAATTAAACTAACATTCAGAGACAGTGCCTTATCTGTTAGCTCAAGCACAGACGGTCAGCTAGATATAGATGCAGACACAGAAGTAGAAATAACAACACCACTATTAGAAGTATCAGCAGATGCAACTGTTGGCGATGACCTTACACTAAAATCAGATGCAGCAGTTCTTGGCTTTGGTGCAGACACTGATACAACATTAACTCACGTTGCTGACACAGGATTACTACTAAATAGCTCAAGACAGCTACAGTTTGGAGATAGTGGCACATATATACATCANTCAGCAGACGGTGTATTAGANTTAGTNGCAGACACTGAGATAGAAATAAATGCAACAACCATAGATATAAATGGTGCTGCAGACATATCAGGTAACTTAGCAGTTGGTGGTAACTTAACTGTCACAGGCACAATGGACTTTGGAGACTCAAACATCTCTAACGTAGGTTCTATTGCACTTGATACAATTACAGACGATGATGGCTCAATAACACTTGACTCATCAGGAGATATTATTCTTGATGCAGACGGTGCAAATGTAACATTTAAAGATGGTGGTACATCTATACTAGATATTGCCAACAACTCTAGTGATGTTGAGCTTACTGTAAGTGTTGCAGACAAGAA